GACCAACCGCACCCTCGCAGCGGCCCTGTGCTGCCTAGTCCTCGCCGCATGCGCCTCCCGAGAGGATCGCCAGTGGCGGGACCTACAAACCATTCTCGAGCTTCAGGAGCGCAGCCGATGAAAGGCGAGTTCAAGATCGACAAGTCGTTCATCGGCCACATCCTCGAAGGCCAGCTCATCGCGGCCGTCGTCGCGCTGATCCTCGTCAACCTCGCCGGCCATGATCCATGGACCGCCTATTTCCATGCCGGCGCCATCGCCATTGCCTGGTACTGGGGCCGTGAGAAAAGGGACTGCGAGACTGGGCTCAAGCTGCCCGCTGGCTCGCCTCGCGCTTGGTATCTCATGTGGACCCGCTGGAGCAATGTCACAGACATGGCGGGCAACATCATCGTCTATGCCGCCGTCTGGGCGGTCTATTTGCTACGGTAGTGCAGCCCGACATTCTTGCGGCGGCACAATCCATCCCTTCGGGCCGGTGCCTCCTTCCGCCGGCTCAATGCCGCCTGACTGTTTGCTGGGCAGTCAGGCGGCACGTTGTGCTCCACGCCCAATATGGAGGAGAAGGCCATGGCGGCTTTCTGTATGTTTGACGCGGGCTATAAACCCACATTAAGCTCCATTTAAGCTCAGCTCCGGGCGCGGTTACGCGAATATCCGCCGGACGAATTATACTCTCACTGACAATGTCAGTGGCGTGTTCGCGCGAGCGAGCGTGTCTCTTGTCTCCGAAATCCGGAGACAAGCTGCATGGCCACTACCTTCAATCACGGCACCCGCGTTATCGATGCCGGTTCATCCAGCCGCCCGTTGGAACTTGCCGACACCACAACGCTTGCTGTCAACTTCGTCGATTCGACGGCAGATGACAGCGCCTTTCCCCCAGACAGCGAGCCAACGCTATTCTTCAGCCATCAGGCCGACAAGGTGGCCGCACTAGGGACCGGCGTCGGCAACACGGCGCTCGCTCTGGTGAACGCGGCCCGGGCACAGGGTATCGAGGTCGCGATCGTTGCATCCCGCGTGGCACACAGCGTCAAAACGGATCCAGTCGAAAAGGCGGAGGAAGAACTCGCACGGCTGATCGGCACGGCAGCCTCGATGACCGGTGCGCACGCGCTGTCCTATGCTGAAGGTCATGTCGGCCGTTCACCGGACATTATCGTCGGAGGCGCCCCTGCGGCCGGCCGCGTCGCAGGCGCAAAGAACCCCTATGCTGCGGCTATCGAAAGCGTCGGAGCCAAGCTGAAGGCCGTTACGGTTTTCGACACAGGGGGGCCGGACAGCGATGCCAGCCTTGCCTATCGGGCGGACTTTTCGTCCCGCTACACGTATCTCGTGGATCCTTTCGTGCGCGTGTCCGAAGGGGCCGCCATCGTAGCGCGGCCGGCATCGCCCTTCGCCGCCGCGATGTTCGTCAAGCGCGACAAACAAAAAGGCGGGCCGTACTGGTCGCCATCCAACCAGGAAGTGCTTGGTATTCTCGGGACGGCGCGACCGGTCACCTACTTCGATGGCGAAATCGACCACGAGGCAAACCTCCTGAACGAGGCGGGCATTGCGACCTTTATTCCCTCCCGGATAGTCCAAGGCGCCGGCGGCCAGTTCTCGCCGAATGGGCGCATCCTGTGGGGCAACCGGACAGCCGCCGAAGATCCCATCTGGAAGTTCGTCAACGTCGTGCGGACCCGCGCAACGATCGAGAAGGCCATCGTTCGAGGTTTCCGCCCTTGGGCGATCGACGACAATATGTCGGCACAGCATGTCGTTGCCGTCATGAGGTCGCTTCAGGACCTTCTCGACAGCATGACGGGGGTCGGCGCCATTCTCGGCGGGCGCGTCTATTTCGACCGCTCGATGAACGTCAACGCCTCCCTCCGTCTTGGCAAGGTTCGCGTTGAGTTCGACGCCGAGGAGGCGCCGCCGCTCGAAGATCTCATCTTCGGTTCGCGTCGCAACGAGGCCTATTTCGACAATCTCGCGTCGGAAATCCAGCGGCGCGTCAGCGTCGAATTCGGCGGCACGATCGCCGACTACCTCCAGTAAGGACCTTTCCCATGGGTGACCTTCGCATCCTTCGCGGTTTCACGCTGATCGTCGATGACAACCGCAATCTCGGCCTCGACATTGCCGAAATGAAACTTCCTGTCCTCGAGGAGATCAGCGAAAGCTATCAGCCGGGTGGCAGCGACATGGAAATCGACGTCACGGGCATGGGCGTGAAGGCGTTCAAGCTTCCGTTTAAGCTCAAGACTCACAATCCCGAGATAGTCGGTCTGTTCGGTGGCCCTCCCGGGTTCCGGCGCTCCTTCACCGGCAAGAAACTCATCATCTCCGAAGAGGACGGCAGCACCCACGAGCATATGTTCGACTGCCGTGGCCGACTTTCGAAGATCGAGGGTGAGGCCATGACGGCCGGCAAAGTCAATGGTTACGACAACGAGGTGATGGGGATCTGGAACTATACCGAGTTCTGGGACGGGCGCGCCATGCATCGCTTCAATTTCAAACTGGGCGGCTGGGATATCTGGAATTTCCAGCCCTATCTGCCCGCCCGCCGCCGTATCCTGTCGTAGGAGTTCACCGTGGACACCGCCCTCAAGACTACCATCTCCGTCCCCCTGGCGGTTCCCGTGACCGTCCCGGCCGCCGACGGCAAGACCGCCGAGCGCTCCTCGCTCGTTCTGCGTCGACCAAAGACCCGGCACGCCAAGCGCCTTGCCGCGCTGATCGGCGCGGACGTGCTCGACATCCTGCTTTCCGACGATACTGCGCAAACCGCAAAGGTCGAAGGCCGCGAGCTTGTCGGAAAGGTCCTGAATGCGCTCCTCAACGAGGATCGCCTGGATGGCCTGACCGCTCTGATCGCCAATCTGTGCGATGAGGACCAAGCCACGATCGACGACGTCGATGTGGTTGATCTCCCGGCCCTGGTGATGGCGTTCGCCGGTTTTTTTCCCAAACTCCAGTCCGCGGCGTCTGGGATGTTGCAGGCGATCTCGCCATCGGCGGCCGCTACGATCCCCGCGCAGTAGACGACTTCGACTGGGTCGAGGCCTGTTTCCTGCATGCGCATATGGTGCGCATCATGAGTGCCAAGGCGGACAAGTGACATGGACGTCTCGCTTCTCATTCGGCTGATCGACCAGGCGTCCGGTCCCGCCCAGAAGATCAAGGCTGGCTTTCAGGGTATTTCCGGCGTCGTCGCCGGTATGAAGCAGGGTTTCGGCCAGGCGATTCGCGAGGGCTTTTCCGTCGAGAATATCGAGGCGGCGACCCAGAACGCCGAGCGGGCTTTTTCCAATGCCCGTTCCCGCCTTCTCGGCGCGATCGGCATGGCGTTCTCCCTTGCTGCCCCGGTGATGAAGGCTGCTTCCTTCGACCAGTCGATGCGCGGCCTCGACAAGGTTCTCGATGTCACGCATTCCCGTCTTAAGCAGTTGCGCAAGTTCGCGCTTGACACCTCCGCCATCGTACCGATTGCGGCCGGGAGCCTCGTCGAGCTGATGGCGGAAGCTGCCCAGGGCGGCGTGCCGGAAGCCGAGCTTGAAGCCTTCTCCCTCTATGTCGCCAAGGCCGCCGTCGCCTTCGACATGGCCGGCGCAGAGATCGGGGAGCGATTCGCGAAGCTGCGCAACGTCTACAAGCTCAACCAGCAAGGCATCATGGATCTCGGGGATGCCACCAACCACCTATCCAACAAGATGGCGGCCAAGGCGAGCGAGATCACGGACTTCGCCAACCGCGCCGCGGGCGCTTCGAAGACGCTGAACCTGACGGCCGTTCAAATGTCGGCTGTCGGCGCAGCCATGATCGCGGCCGGCATCGCGCCCGAGACGGCGGCGCGCGGTCTCTCGGCGCTCTCCAACCGCGTGGTCGCAGGTGGCAAGGACGTCGACAAGGCGTTCAAGATGCTCGGCATGACGCGTAAGCAGTTCCAGAAGGACCTTGCTGCCGATGGTCCGGCGGCGCTTGAAAAGCTCTTCAACTCCATGGCGACGTCACCGAAGGGCATGGAAGCCCTGATCAAACTGGTCGGCCAGGACTTCGCCGATGATTTCGCCAAGTTTCTGGGTAATCCGGAACTGCTCCGTCAGGCGCTTGAGCTTGTCGCCGAGCAGGCGGGCTATGCCGGGTCGGCGACGGAAGAAGCTGGAAAGCAGGCAGAGGGCGCGGAGAAGCGCTGGGAGTTGCTGCGCAACAACCTCGATCGTTTGGCGATCATGATCGGCGACAAGCTGCTGCCGACGTTCTTCCAGGCGAGCGAGGCGATGATTGAGCTGCTGGACAGGATCTCGGTATGGACCGACGCGAACCCCGAGCTTGCCTCCGGTCTGGTCCAGGGCGCTGCCGGCCTGATGGCCTTCAGCATCGCCAGCCGCCTGTTGGCGTTCGGCGTTGCCGCCCTTCGGCTTCCGCTGATCAATCTCGCGGCCATGTTCCTGAAATTCGACAAGGATGGCCGAAACATCGCGAGCGGCTGGCGACTGATGCGCGGTGCTGCCACGGCGCTGCGCTTGCCTCTGTCCTTCCTCGGCGGCGCCTTCGGCGAACTGGTGCGGCATGTGCCGGGCCTTCGGAATGCTGTCGCCGGCTTCCGGATGCTCGCCATGGTTTCGGGCGGCGGCGTCTTCGGGGGCTTGGCTGCCGCGATGACCGCGATCGGTACAGCACTTGCCACCATTACCGCGCCGGCATGGGCGGTTATCGGTGCCCTTGCCGCTGCCGGCTTTGCGGTCTGGAAGTTCTGGGACCGCATCTCGTCATTCTCGACCGGCTTCGCCTCGGTGTTCGCAAACGCGTTCAGCGGCGTCGGTGACCGCCTGTCGGGCTTTGCCGACAAATTTATCAAGTTCAACGCCGCGATTTTCGGCATCGACCCTGGCGCAGTTGAACGTTTCAAGGCCCGGATGGCCGAAGCGTTTGACTTTTCCGGGCTCATCGATGGTGCACGGGCCAAGCTCTCCGAGTTCTGGGATTGGCTAGGCAGCTGGTTTAGCCAGGAGCGATTGTCGGAAGGCGAGCAGGCTGAGATGTACGCAGCCGGCGCACGCCTGGCACAGAGCATCATCGACGGCTTCAAATCGATGCTCGGCGTGGTCAGCGACCTCTTGACCTTCGACCTCAAGATCAACTGGCCTGAGCCGCCCGCGTGGCTGAAATGGCTGGCGGAGAAAAACCGCGATTTCACAGCCGCCGCCGAAGAGAAGCTGGGCGGCTGGGCGGATGACTGGTCGAACTATTGGAACGGCACTGACGACAAGCCCGGCGCCAAGACGGCCGTGACCAAGACGGTCAGCGACGTATCCGGTGGCGGCAAGCCCGATAGCACTGGTGGCCAGAGCAGTGCGCTTTCTGACCTCTGGAGCAACGTCAAAGACCTGCACTCTTCGGCGCTGGATCTCGTGCGCGGAGGCGAACAAGGTGGCGCGGCCGTGGCGCGCGGCGGCGAGGATGCGGCAGCGGCCTTGTCGCGGGTCGGACGGGAGCTGCTTGGCGTTGCCGGCGCGATCAGCGCAGCGGCCGGCAAGATCGGCTCGACTGTTGCCGGCGGGAACCGTGGCGGCAGCGTCGGCAATGCCATCAACAATGCCAAAACCGGGGCGCTTCATGGAGGGACCGAGTAATGGCTCTACTTGCGCTGGGCCCGCATATCTTTTCGATTGCACCGCTTTCATTTCAGGCGCTTGATCGAGAGACGACCGTCAAATGGGCGGCGATCTCCCGCTTCGCGGGACGGCCTGGTCGCCAGATGACCGGATATGGCGAAGATCCAATATTGATTTCTGGCCTCCTTTTTCCCGAGGAGCTGGGCGGGCGAGAAGAGCTTGAGGCGCTACGCGCGACCCAACGCAGCGCCGTGCCCGTCACAATGGCTGGATGGGCAGGAAGCGGAACGGCTGCAAACATCTATGGCCTTGTGGTTATCCTGGCGATCCGTGACCAGCAAACATCGATCAACCGTGACGGCCATGGCCGTCGCATAAGCTATGAAATAGAGGTGGCGCCGCTCGGGGCTTCCGGTCGACCAGTGGGGCTATTCGGATGACCGTGCGCATCATCCCCGCTTCGAAGGCCCGCGTCATCGTCGAGGACGCAACAGTCGATCTCGTTTGTTTCGGCTATCTCATGCAGGTGCTTCAAGATCGCCGCGCCGCGGGACGAATCAAAAACTATGTCGAAGCCACATTCGACGCCAACCCCGGTCTTGCCGATCTCGGCGCCCTTTTACCCCTCGGCACGGAAGTGAACTTGCCCGAGTTTGTGGTGCAGGCCGGCTCGGATGAAGTGCGGAGGCTTTGGGACGAATGAGCCTATTTCCCTTTATTGAGGTCTTTGTGAACGGAGCGCCGGTCAACGGCTTCTTTTACGAGCGCCTGGTCTCGGCGACTATTCACGATGCCCCCGGCCAGGAGGCCGACAACTGCTCATTCCGCTTCGATGACGCCGGCAATAACGTGCCGATACCGAACAAGGGCGCCCTACTCCTCGCGCGCTTTGGTTTTCGCGACGGTTTTGGAGTGGCAACATCTCAGAAAATGGGCTTGTTCACCTACGAGAAGACGTCGATCGAAGGCGGTGACGAAGGCGAGTTCATCACCATTTCAGGCCGCTCGGCCGACATGCGCTCTGACCTGAAGGAGCAGTATAGCGAGCACTTCCAGGACACGACGGTCGGCGAGATCGTCAGCACACTAGCCAATCGGCATCAATACCAGGTGAAGGTGGATGACGAGTTGGCTTCGATCAAAATCCCGTACATCGCGCGCTACGAGCGAGGCAGCGCTGATTTCCTCACCCATCTCGCCGACCGGTTCGGCGCTCTGTTTTCTCCGAAAGGAGGTAAATTCGTCTTCGTCAAGCGCGGCATACTCGGGCCGGTGACCATCAGCAAATATCAGTGCGAAGGCTGGAGTTTCGACATTGAGCCGCGCCCGCTCTATGGCAAAGTCGAGGCCGGTTGGTACGACCGGAAGACGAACCAGGTCTTTTATGAAGCGGAAGAAACTGGCCTCGACGGCTCGACAAAACGCATTCGCAGAGTGCTGCCGACAAAAGAGGAAGCGAGCGCCGCGGCAAAGTCTGAAGGCCAACGCCTCGGTCGGGCCACCGGCTCCGGGTCGCTCACTCTTGCTGGCCGCCCGGACATCATGGCTGACGCGCCGATAGTGACTGAGGACTTCCGATCCGAATGCAACGGCCCATGGCGCTGCGCCGGCGTCGATCACGTCTATCAGGACACATACATGACAACTGTGGAGATCGAGGCTCCCGAGGAGGGCAAGACGTGAGCCGGTGCCGGGCACAGTTCATATGCTTGCCCGGCAGATCTTTGAAGTTTGGTAGAGGAACCTACTTGGCCAGAATGCCGATGCTGCGTCCTGTCGTTCTGGCAAGCGTGCAGGTTGATGCGTTTGGCTTCTGCGCGAACTCGCTCATGGCGATGTTGCCACTGATGAAGGCCAGCGCCTCGGGGTTGGCTAGACCAGACTTCTCGTAGTAGGTCTCAAGCGCAGCCTCATCGACTTTGTAGCCGCAATGTTCGGCCCGCGAGATGATCTCCGCCAGCCCTGTGGCCATTTGCATTTTGTTGATGTCCATGGCCGCGCCGGCAGCCGCCGGCGCTAAGAGCACGAGCGCTGCCACCAAAGAGGATGTTCGCTTCATGCCATGGTCTCCTCGATAATCGTCTTTCGGCCGCGTGTGACAAGGGCGAGAAGCCCGAGGATGATTGAGCCGCATGCCCAGATGAAGAAGATGATACCGACACCGATGGCTGACCCGATCGCACGTCCAGCATTTTCCGCCTCTGATGCTCCCGGCGCTCCACCCACCGCTGAAAGGCCCGCGATGATCCAGAGCAGCATGAGGAGATTGAAGCCAACAAAAATGAGCAGGAACACCCACCCGAAGAAACCGCGCTTCCGAACTTCCTTGCGTATAATGGTGGCCATATTCCCCTCCAGATTGAACCCCGCGATACGCTATCAGCGACCTGAGTATGGCATCAAGGGGCGCGCATTAAAGAGGTCTTAGAGGCGGCTCGAATAGCGCAACTTCTGCTGCCATCCGATCTGGCACACCGCGCAATTCGATTCGGAAGATCGTCAAGGCTTGAGCGAGTACACAAGCTCGCCCCCTTTAAAGGGCCTTTGATTCGACTTCGAACCCATTTTGTCACCGCATTCGGAATTTCAGAAATTCCGATCTCTCGTGTCAAAATTCCGAAAAATCGCGGCGAGCTACANTNGACGGCTCGGTCGGCGCCTGGGGCTATGCGCGCGGCGGAATGGGCGCGGTGACTCAGGCCCTCGCCCGTTCCTTCGAGGCGTCCGGCGGCACGATCCGCACCGACGCCGAGGTCGCGAAAATCCTCACCCGCGGCGGCCGCACGACCGGCGTGGTGCTCGCCAACGGCGACGAAGTCCGCGCCGGTCTCGTCGTATCGAACGCCGACGTCAAGCGCACCTTCCTCACGCTCGTCGACGAGGACACCCTGCCCGGCGAC